CTAGAGGGGTACGGTTTCTGTCTGTACCAATTTTGTACCAATCAGGCTTTGTTCAAGCTTCCCGACTTCGCTCCAGTCTTCACTGGAATTGATCCACCGGGCGTAGGTCGACAGTAGCATTTGCACGCTGTGGCCGAGCTGATTCGCAATGAACCCGAGGTTCATGCCTGCCATGAGGCACATGGTAGCGTATGTGTGACGGCAGTTGTATTGCCGTCTGGCCCTGATCTTCAATGCAGCCAGTGCCGCCTTGAAGTGTTTGTCGGTCACGCTGGCCTGCTGGATAAACTCAAAGCTCTTGGTCGGCGGGAACACGTACGGTGAATGCTTGTGATGCCGCCGGCTCTGCTTCGCCCTCAAATCGGCCACACTCTTGGCCACCTCAATCGCATTTAATGCCCTGCTGTTCAGCATGACTCGCCGAGCTTCGCGGGTTTTCGTGCGCTCCTCTATCTTGTAGTCCGCGACGATCCGACACACGTTGGCGACGCGCGCCTCTGTATTCACCTCATCCCAGCGCAACGCCGCTATCTCCCCTGGCCGCATGCCGGTGTAAAACGCGAACTCGAAGTACGCCGCGTATACCAGCATCGAACCGGTCAGCACCTTATATAGGTGCCCGATTATCAAATCCGCCTCCACTACCGTAAATGGATCCACCGGCTTCTTCGCCTTCACCGGCAGTTCAATCGAGCCAACCGGGTTCCGTGTGATCAGCTCGTCATTCACCGCACACTCAAACATCGTGTGCAGGCGCTGGATCGCCGAGCGTTTCACTGTCGAAGATTTCCACGGTGTCTCACTTACAATTTTTCGCAGCGTTGCCGAACTGATTTGATCAATCGGCAGCAACGCCAAGTGAGGCATCCAATAAAGGTTGAGGGATATCCGGTAGTTTTTCCGGGTTCCCCCCACGACTTCCCGACTGTCGAGCCAAGTCTGCGCATAGCCGCCGAAGAGCGGTGTCGCAGAATAGGTGGAGTAGGTTGAGCTCGGGAACAGCTCGGCGTAACGCTGGTCGTCCATCACGCCGTGCTTGATGAGGCTGATTACTGTAGCGCGTAGATCTGCGGCTGCTTTAATGCCTTTTGGCGTTTGGGGATAGGGGAGGGTCTCGCAGCGGCGGAAATTCCAGGTGAAGCGAATCCGGACTGACTGGCCCGCGAATTCAACTCCGGCGGGCAATCCCAAAGGCTTTCTAGCCATGCCTCATATCTCCTTATGCTGTAGTAAATTTGCCCATCGATCTCGTTCCACACCCCCTTCGGGATGATGTTGCGCTGGCGCTTGCCCTGGAGTGCGCGCCGGGTCGTGCCGACCATTTCCGCGAAGTTCTTCTCGGCGACCTTATCGGACAGGTACTCAGCCGGTATCTGTTCTGCTGCTGCCATGATGATGCTCCATGCCGCGCTTGGCGGCAGAGGGTGGTTAAAGGCCTGATAGGGCGATGTCGATGTCCGATGCGAGCTTCTCCATCGGATTCATGCTTTCGGGCTTGGCGTCGATTCCGGCCTGATCCATATAGCTGCGCATTCGCTGCACTAGGCTGAGCAACTGCTCATGCTGCCCACGTTCTTCGCGACCTATGTCCCAGAACCGTTGTGCCCAGTGCCCTGCAGGCGGCGGGCACCGATCCTGCGCACCGAAGGCCATGGTTCCGACAATCGAGTCACACAGGTCGCGCTTGTAGGCGTTGTCGCCATCGATGCTCAGGCCGCGCCGTCGCAACGTGCTGACCACCTCGTCGTCAACCAACTCTTGATCCTTGAGCACGATGTCTTCCTCGGGCTTGCCGGGGGTGTAAATAACGAGAGCGATCTTGGCGTCTGGCCAAAGTTGTTCGCTGATCTTCACCAGTGCGTCGTTCGCGACCTGGTGGAAACGCTGAAGAATTGCGGACATGGCGATTCCTTTGCCGCTATAGCGGCTGACTTTGAAGGGGAGGGGGCTGAGTAGTGCTTATGGTGCGCTTGGTGGGGCTTCGGGAGGCTAGGCTGCCGACCGCAACCGCTACTCTCGCGGCGGGATTGCTGAAGGGGAGGGCGGTGGGAACCGCGGACAGATGTTGGGTAATGGAAAGAAGCAGCCCAAGCGCAGTTGGTGCTCGTTATTAATGATCTATAAAAAAACCGGAGATATTATCTCCGGCTCTCTAGATATTCGGTGTGGCGATCAATCTTGGCTATATATTTCTTTTTTGAAATAGTTGCTGCTTTTTTTAATTTCAGTGTCGACCCAGCTTTCTAGGTAGGCATCATTGTTTTTATGACTTTCTACCAAGCAGTTTTCGAAACTCATACTCACTGAAATAACGCCATCTGCTCGTTTTGGCGCTGACGCTACTGGCGCAATGGCAACTTTTTCATATTTAAACTTGCTCATTTTGCTGCTCCTGTCCAGTCTGCTACATTTCTTTCAATGTAAATCGATAACAGCTTGGCAATGGTGAGTGTAAAAAATCTGTCTCGTTCCCAATCAAATTGCCCTACGCTGCTACTGGTAAATACTAGCACGCCTAGGGGTTTTCCACCATTATTGTTTCCAAACGAGTCTGTTATAGGTATGGATAAGAAAGATCTATATTTCGCTTTATCTGATTCATCATTGGTTGATGAGTTCGCTAATTCCGTACTCATGAAGATGTCATGGCAAATTTTTGCTTCTTGCTGCACGAACGCCAAGCCCACGTGGCCTAGGCCAGGCTTCCATCGCCTGTTCGATGTTGACATTCGATCGTCATGCCTCCTCCAGATAATAAACAGATCATCATCTTTTTTGTCATACATATAGAGGGCCATGTTATATAGGCTTTCGCCAGTATATCCAAATAGTTGCACGCGATGTTTAAGAAGATGTGACAAAACGGCCTCTAGACCCTTTTCCCAGTCCTCCCACCTTTGCGCAACGGGATAATCTTTGTCTTTCAAGTTGATCTCCCTTATTCGGGATTCTAACTCTAGCGTCATTAAATATATGACGATCTGTTGCGCTGTGGAGCAAGCGAATATTTGTTGTGCTTTAGGGATCACATCTTGTTTCAAAGTGTCGAGTTCGTGAATCATGTTGTCAATTTCAACTGAATTGCTCTGGCGCGACCCCGATTTGTAAAGTATCAAGGCGAGTACAATGTGAATGGCAATCGCTATAACTGCGAATGCTGTCTCGCTACCCGTGAAGTTGTTATTCGCTGAAAATAACTTGCTTATGAATAGGCCGATCAAAACCGGCGAAATCAAGGTCATCCATGTGTTTGCAAATAATATTGAAACTGAGGTGATGTTTGCTTCTGTGGTTTTGTTTGTTAGGTTTAACTGCTTGAGGTCCATCAGTCAGGTTCCATAATTATCCGTGATCTATATGCTGGATTTGGAAGCCAGCGTCAATCGCATCCTCATTTCATTAGCGCTTTTTTGATGCCCATCCCGAGCCAGCAGACAACCGGCACCGCCTTAGAATTCCCGATCGCCTTGTAGCGCGGTCCGTCTGGACATTCGTTTGCATGTTTGCCTCGCCATGGGATCTGCGTGTAGTTGTCGGGAAAGCCTTGGCACCGCTCCCACTCGATCACGCTGGTTCGGCGAATCCCGGATGACTCCAGTACATATGCCTCTCGGTCATCGAGAGAGCCTCCCCCTTGTGCCGTGAGAGTAGGATGAAGTGCCGACTTCTCTTCCCGTCCCGGAGGGCTATCCCGACGCACGCCTTCTCGCTCAAAAAGTACCTCGGTGGGATCGAATCCGTCTCGAGCACTTGCGACAACGAACACACGGCGGCGTCGTTGGGCCAGGCCGAAATATTGGGCGTCCAGGACCCGCCACGCGATTGTTCTTTTGGGTCCATACACACAACCAGCGTCTGGCCACCTTTTCCCTGAAGGCTGCAGTTCGCAGTCTTCCCCAGCAAGCGCTCCAAGAAAGCATCCGAAGGCGTTCCCTTTATCACTGAGGACACCTGGGACGTTTTCCCAGACGATGACACAGGGAGGCTTTCGGTTGCTGGCGCGAACATAGTCAGTTGCATCTGCGAGCTCCACGTATTTGATGGTGAGGGCACCACGCGGGTCGAGCAGACCCTGGCGCATGCCGGCGACACTAAATGCCTGACACGGGGTTCCGCCGACCAACACATCCGGAGCGGCGATCTTGCCAGCTAGGACCAGGGCCCCGAGTTTTGTCATGTCGCCAAGATTCGGCGTGTTCGGGTAGTGGTGGGCCAGTACTGCGCTGGGGAACGCTTCGATCTCGGCGAACCAGGTTGCGCGCATGCCCAGCGGATGCCAGGCCATCGTCGCGGCCTCGATGCCCGAGCAGACTGAGCCGTATGAAACAGACATGGGGGATCCTCGCCGGCTGGCGTGATTCGTTGAAGTGGGGTATTTGTTGACGTCCATATATGAACTGGTGAAGCGAATGCCTATTACCGCAAGTTACGACACCTTGGTTGGACAAGCTCCAGACACCGCTGGCCAATATCTGCGTGCAGCTATTCGCCAGATTGATGCAGAACTCGGAGAAGGGTACGCAGCGAAGAACCCTCAACTTATAGCCGCGTTCATAAAGGCGGCGGCTATGGACTTCACCAGCTCTTGCTCCATTATTGCTGCGCAGGAGGTATCAGAAAGCATCACGTCTGCGCTGCAGGAAATTGCGAGAAGCCTCGCTGCCGAATAGGGTTGTAACCCACCCTCAAGAAAGTAAGTAATGGTGGGCCAGGCCGGATCACCCGGCCTGATGCACTTACTTCGGATCGAATGCGCCGAGAGACAGTGCTGCGTTGTTGCCGATTTTCTCTTGCAGCACGGTTTTGAATTCCTGCGCGATGTCCTCGCGCTGAACCTCTTCACCGACCCAGCGCAGTTTCAGTGCCGGCTGGACACCACTGGTGATCACGGAAATCCGCAAGTTGATCTGCTGCTCGGTCAGACCTTCAAACGGCACTGTGCTGAACAGCAGCGCGGCCGGCAGCGTTTCTTTACTGCGCGCCTCGATCTGATCCATGGCGCTACGGCTGGCGCTGGTGTCGCCAACTGTTGTCTCGGATTCGCTGGTCGCTTTGATCGTGATGGTTCGTACTGCCGCGATTGCCTTGGCGACAGGAATCGCGTTGCCTTCGTCATCGACTGGCGTCAGGTACTGATGCCAGTCTTCGATCCAGTCGCTCAAATCCTTCTGCGTCATGGCTCGCCCACCAATTGCCTGTGCAGCCTTGTAGCCGGCGGACGCTTTCAATCGAAGCAGTGCGCGATCATCGGCATGTCCAGGCAATGCGTCGGTGCCCAGGTTGAAGAGCAGCGTGCAGGTCATTTCGTCCTGATCGATGAAGCCCTTCGCGGTTGCGATCGCGCGGTCGGCAACGTAGGCGCTGAAGTCAGCCAGCGAGTGAGTGGAATAGATGCCACGGAAACGGCTGCGACCTGCCTGCCATTTCTCCAGAGTGACTACTTGGCAGCCTTCTGGCAGCACGATGGTCGGTGTTTGGGTGGCCAGCGCTTTACCACTCGCTTCGAGCGCGGTGTCGGTGATGAGCTGGATCGCTTCTTTGGTCAGAGACATTGGTCAGTTCCTTTTTAGTCGGGCAGTTAGGAGCGGGGAGTGATAGGAGCTTGTTCGCGGCTGAAGAGCTGATCGTGCTTCTCAGCGAAGAGGGTGATCTTTCCGCCGGAGCCGACATGCATCGGCGTGTCCAGGCTGGTGTTCTCGCTGCGAGTACCGCGCTTGGTCGGCACCTTGTAGTCGAGCTTGTGCTTGATCTTCACCTGACTGGATTCGCCGATTTGGCTGAAGTCCAGGGTGATCACCAGCTTCCCTGTCTTGCCGTGGTCGACGACCCCGGAGGCTACTTCGGAAAGGGCGTGGCCGATTTGGCTGGCGAATGCGCCACCGTTGAGCTCTTCAAGAAACTCTGCGGTATCGGTTGGGGTGGACATGGCTGTTTCTCCGGGATGGCCAACAGGCCGCTGGGTGGAAGATTGAATTTCGATTGTCGAAGACGCTGGCGCACCCGAATGCTGAGGCGCTTCACGATGTGAACTTAAAGCCGTTCTCGCGGGCAATGAGCCGGGCGCGCTTGGCTTCCATACCGCACTCTTTGGCGGCCTTGGCGACTGGTGTGCCGGCATCGGCCAGTTCCTTCAGCCTTGGTGCGATCTTGTCCCGCTCGGCGCGCAGCTTGTTGCTGTGAGTGGTGGTGAACATCGGCACTTCAGCGCTGACGCCGCTGGCGATTTCCTGCACCGCTTTCCCGGCGCCGAAGAACTGCTCCAGCTTCTGATTGAGCTCCTCGATGATCGAGTCTCGCGGGTGGGGCATTGGTACGCCGATCATTTCCGTTCACCTGAAAGCGAGAGCTTGATGCCATCGGCGCGCGCTTCCATCTGCTGGGCGAAATTGACTGCGGTCTTCCATGTCCATCGGAAACCTACGACCTTCTTGGTGGCGAGTTCAACGATGTGGTAAGCCTTGCCTTTGGCTTCGACCTGGTAGCGAATCTCTTGCACTGGCTGCTCCTTGCCGATCAGGGCGTAGAACGCGGCGGTAGCGATGGTTGAGCGAGCGTGCAGGGCAGCGACCCCGTCGACCCGCTGTTGTATTGATGGATGCATGGCGATTACCTCGATGGGGTTGCGTGTATTCGTCAGCACTCGGGCCGCCTGCCGCCGTTGGGCGCAGGGGAGAGTGCTGACGGATAAAGGCAGGCAAAAGAAAGGCCCGTGGACGTTCGGGCCTTTCACAGATGCAGCGATCTTCGGGTTATGGTCTATTTCATGATGGTCATCCTCCTATTGCTCGCTCACTGATCAGGCAGTGGCCACCTATTGAATGGGTAATGCAGGGGGCCGCATTGCGCGGTGCAGAATTCGTCCGCATCGGGGTGTGATCTGGCCGGTGCTGATCTCCGGGACAGGACGGTAGCGGTCTTTGGCCGTCCGCATTTGTTAGGGAAGGCTCCATGGACGCTTGCGCACATCAGCCTGCGCATTCAGATCACACCCCGATGCGGCCTGGTGCTGGGGAGTACCAGGTGCTCGGGTGGGTTAACCGGATTAGAAGTGACCACCCACTTCCTCAACCATCACCGGATTAGGGCAGTTATCGTCAGGCTGACGTGGCGCTGGTTGTTCACTCAGCCTGGAGCGCTTCGATTGCCTGTCGGTAATCGGCAGCGTTGGTGCGGTTGTTCGCGGCGTCTTCGAACTGTCCTTCTCGCTCCTGGATCACTGCGTTGTTCTCGCAGTTGGAGGCGTGGATTTCGAGCTGGGATATTGCTGCTGCGTGCTTCATGGGTGATTACCTGTCGGTTGTCATCCCAAGCAGCCCTCGCGAGAAGGCTGCTCAGTGATGCTGTCCATCCTATTGCCGCCGGAGGGGCGGGGCGCATTGCTTGCCGGGTCATTCACACGGTTTTGGCGTTTCACCATCGAGCAACCGTCCAGGTTGTTCCTGTCGTTGGCAGGCTTTCGGGCCTGTCTGCTCGCCGGTCGCCGGTAGAGGCAATGCGGTCTGTTGTTTGTTGCGCTGACTGTTAAAGAGCGGCGAGCTGTTTTTGCTCTGGCGCCCTGTTTGTTGGCGTTGATGTAAATTTAGCCGCGGGCTAAAGATCAGTCAATAGCTCAGAGCTAAATAATTTTAGCTTTAGGTGAAATTTGCTGAGTCGTGGAGGTTATGAAAGGGATTTCGTCATCGGTCTTTACGCGGGTATTAGCATCAAGCTAATATTCTGAACGGCTGTACGTATATACAGTAATCAAGGAGTAGCTGATGGCAAGCGCGCAGAAGAAAAAACCGCAAGAGTCAAAGCCAATATCTGGAGTTGAGCGCCTGACTCTTAGAGTTTCGAACATGATCAATCACCCAATAGCCCAGGATCGGAAGTGGGCGACGATCCATCGGCTAGACACTGATGGGGATAGGGAGTGGGAGGAGGTGATGGGAGCGCTTGCCGATGTGGACAGTATCGAGATGACCTTCAACGATGAGGACGATTCAGTTACGCTCCGATGGGAAGCTCCTGCGGATGACGACCCCCGCGTTGAAGCTCATGAAGAGTTCGATGCGGTGGAAGAGCTAGCGCCTTTCTGACGGGCACAAAAAAGCCCGCCAAAGTGGCGGGCTTTGATTTGCTTCAACCGGTTAGGCTTTTCTGGCGTTCCAGATCAGTAGCACCTTGGCATGAATGGTTACGTCATCGATCCGGGCTGTCTGGTTTTCATAGTGTGGGTTGTCAGAAATCAACCGGTAATTATCCTCGTCGAGGCGCATGACTCGCTTGATATACAGCTCGTTATGCCATGTCAAAACGTAGATCCCTTCTCCGATGAAATCCCGTACACCCTTATCGACAATGACCAAATCCTTGTCATTAATGGTGCCTTCCATGCTCTGCCCCCACCCGTTGATCATCCCCAAAGATGTCTTGGATGTGTAGGTGACGCCTTTCTCGCGCAGGATGTCCTCGCGTACCACGAGATTTCGAACAACCTCCGTATAGTCAGGCGGAACTTGGCCGTGACCCATTGCGGCGCGAATGTCGTACTGAGGAATGACGATTTCTTCATTCGTGGGGCGTAGGCTTGCAAGGCTCCCCGAAAGTTGGTGGGGCAGCCCATCATCAGGCTCTTCGGCAGCCGCGACAATGCGATCTCGCGCCTCAATTGAGAGGCCTTTCACCTTTGCAAGCATTCGCTTTACCTGATCAGCGGCTGATGAATCTGAGTCGGTGAGTGACGCCAAATTGCTTTCTTTCTGACCAGGACTGGCCGGCTCATCGTCGGTCGGTAGAGCGTCAAACCATCCCCGCGGTAACTTCTCTACCACTTCAATCCGGCGAGCAACGTCATCGCCCAGGTTCTTGGCGGTCTTATCCGAAAGAATTTGGCTCAGGTGCGCGGGCGCCATACCCCAGCGCTCGGCGCAGACGCCTTTTTTCTGATCGCCGATCAACTTCATGAGTTGGCGTTTGCGAATTGCATAGATATCCATACAAGCAAGGATGCCAGTCTTTAGCTCAATGCTAAATGTGCCCACAGCTAAATATTCCTTGCTCATATATTAGCCCTAAGCTAAATTTCTCCTACGTTTAGGAGATTCCCAATGAATGACCACTTGCGCGACTGGCTCGCCAACGCAACAGCCGCCCGACGTCAGCAGGTTGCTGATGCTGCCAAGACCACCGTCGGACACCTTTGGCAGCTTGCAGGCGGTCATCGGAAGGCATCTGCCGAACTTGCCGAGCGCCTTCAGGACGCCTCAAACGGCGAGATCACCATCGCTGGTCTACGACCTGACCTTGTCGAGCTCGCACACAAGGTTCTTCGCGGCGCCGCTTAACCACCATTCCGTTAGAAACATTTTGCTATGCGTGATGGTACGCAGCCACTGAAACAAATTTGAGGTTTTACGAATGGAAGATTTCTTGAGGGCTTGCCACACCACCATCAAGGAAAACGGGGCAGAGGAGCTGGCGGGGAAAATGTGCCTGGCGCACGTGAGCCTGCTGCAGCGCTCTAACCCGGATAACGACAAGCATCACCTGACTATTGAACACCTGTTCGGCGTCTTGCTGCACACCGGTGACATGCGCCCATTGGTCTCTCTCGCTGATCAGTTCGGTTTCGATCTGGTTGCTCGTGAGAAGCCGGCAGTTAAGCCACTGATGGTTGCTCTTGGGCAATTATCGGCTGAGTGCGGCGATGTTGGGCGGCTGATTTTCGATGCGGCTGAAGACAACCACATCAGCCAGCACGAAAAAGCCCAAGGCGAGAAAGCGATCCTTGAAGCGATCGATGCACTGCAGGTTCTGCGCGAATCCCTCAAGGCTGCCTGAATTCAAGACACAAAAAAGCCGACGGTCGAGGTCGGCTTTTTCAACAGCGGCAAAACTTTGTGGAGATGATTATGCACAACCAGATCACCCCCGGCAATACCAGCCATGTCGCGACACTTTTTGGTAAATCACAAAACATGTCGCGCACGATGTCGTCACAAGAGATCGCCGATCTTGTGGGCTCTCGCCACGACAAAGTAAAGCAATCAATCGAACGCCTTGCGGAGCGTGGCGCCATACAACTTCCCCCATTGGGGGAAGTTAAAAACCACTTGGGCCAGAGTGTTTCCGTTTTCCAAGTGTGCAAGCGCGACAGCTTCGTCGTCGTCGCCCAGCTCAGCCCAGAGTTCACTGCAGCTCTAGTTGATCGCTGGCAGGAACTGGAAGCTCAGTTTGGTCAGTACCAGATTCCCGCGACTTACGCCGAAGCTTTGCAAGCGGCGGCCGAGCAGGCCAAGGATAATCAGTCGCTCCGTCTGGTTATTCTCGACCAAGCGCCCAAAGTAGCGGCCATCAGGCGTCTCGCGGCGGCCGGTGGTGCGATCTGCATCACTGACGCCGCCAAGCACCTGCAAGTCCAGCCATCGAAGCTCTTCGCCTGGCTGGAACAGCACCGCTGGATTTTTCGTCGCCAAGGTTCAGGCCGGTGGACGGCCTACCAGCCGCGTATCACGTCCGGCCACATGATCCACAAAGTCACTTCCCTGAAGGCTGATCCTGAAACCGGCGTTGAGCGCGCAGCCTTCGATCCATTGGTCACGCCGAAAGGCCTTGCCCGTTTGGCTGAAATCAATATCGGAGCCTCGCTGTGAGTGTTCAAGCAATGTCCTGGGCGCTCTCTCTGCCCACCGAATCCCTGAAAGACTCAAGCGCGCGTCACGTGCTGTTGTGCCTGGCCAACTACGCCGGTTCGAACGGTGCTGGGGCTTTCCCATCTGCCTCTACGTTGGCTCAAGACACCGGGCTGTCCGAGCGGACCGTGCGTTACAAGCTGGACGATCTGGAGAAGTCCGGGCTGATCCAGAAGGGCAATCAGGCTATTGCTGCCGTGCACATTGATCGTCATGACCGCCGCCCAGTTGTTTACGACCTTCAACTATTGCGGGGTGCAAATCCTGCACCCCGCACAAAGCGGGGTGCAAATGATGCAACGGGGTGCAACTCACAACAGAACGGGGTGCAGCCTACGACAGAACGGGGTGCAGCCACTGCACCCAATACATCAATTAACCATCAAGTAACCGAAGAGCAGCAGCAGCGCGAGATTTCCGAAGTCATCGCCGAGCAGGATCGTCAAACCCTCGCCGCCGATGATCGCCAACGCTTCGCCATGTTCGCCGCTTGGGTTCCTGGCGAGAAGGCATTGGCTGACCAGCTTGCCATTGCTGGTCTTCCTGCCGACTCGGTCACTGACGAACTTCTCGCAGGGTTCAAGGGTTTCTTCGTCGCAAAGCCGTCGACCGTCGACAGCGCTGCCGGTTGGTGTTTCCGCATTGCCACCTGGGTCAAACGTGAGCGCGTCAAGGCTGCGGGATCCGCATCGCCTTCCGCTTCGGACGAGTACGACGACGAAAACACCGAATGGATGAATGGGGGTGCGAAATGAGAGCAGTTTCCACGGTAGCGGCACAGGCAGTGACCAAGGTTCGCCACGGCGAATTCATCGACTCGACCACCGACGTTTCGGTGCAGGCCCAGCAGGATCAGGCCCACGAAACCGGCAAGGTGATCAACCAGCTGTTCCGCCAGCTGCGTTCGATCCGCACAGCATGGCGTCAGGCTTGGCCGGACGCGAAGGCCTACAAGGAATCGAAAGCCACATGGTTACAAGCGTTCATCGAAAACGGCATCTGCACCCAGGAGCAGATCGATATCGGCCTGATCCGCTGCCGCGCCGAACCTTCCGACTTCATCCCGAGTGTCGGCAAGTTCATTCAAGGCTGCGTGCCCATGCCGGAAATGCTCAACCCGCCACTGCCGAATGTGGAGACGGCCTACAAGCAGGCCCTGCGTAACTGCCATCCAACGATGCACGGCGTTGCGAAGTGGTTTCACCCAGCCGTCTACCACGCAACAGCCGCCGCTGGATTTAACAGCCTGCCACTGCTCAGCCGGGAGCTGGGTTTGATCAGCTTCGAGAAGCGGTATCTGGAACAGGTTCGCAAGGTTTGGATGGGCGAGCAGCTCGGCGCAGTTCCTGTAGCTGAGTTGGCCGCGCCGGCTGCTGAACGTACCCCGGAAGTTGGCAATCAAGCGTTGGCCGCTCTCCGTGCGATGCGCTCGGGAGGTGTTGCCCGTGTCTGATTCCCGCCTTGCGCCGACCAATCCCGCCGAGTACCGCTTCGCCGTGCACTGCTGCGGCTACAAGTGGGACCTCACCGATAAGCCAGATCGCGCAGTGGCGCTGTTCGAACATCAATCAGCGGCTGAGCGGTTTGGCAGCCTGATGTGGCCGACCACCTTTGAAGTTATCGATGTTGTCACAGGAGAAAAGGTATGAGCGAAATTCTGATCCATCTGTGGCTCGGCTTCATGTTGATCACCTCCGGCGGCGTCCTCGAAGCCTGTCGGCGTCTGGATCGTCGGTACCGGATTGCGCGAGGTGAGCGTAAATGAAGGCTGCCGTTCCGAAGCTGTTCAAGTCAAAGCTCGTGCGCGCCAAGTCAGTCGACCGTGAAGGGCAGGAGCAGGCTGCACTGCTGACTGAGTTGCGCATCCGTATGCCGGAGGTGGCTGACCTGATCTATCACGTCCCCAACGGCGGGCATCGGCACGTACTTGTGGCGATGAAGCTGAAAGAGCAGGGCGTGGTCGCCGGTATTCCCGATTTGGTGCTGACCATGGCTCGCGGTGGCTACTTCGGGCTTTACATCGAGTTCAAGGCTACACCGCCGAACGACGCCCCGATCTCACCGAGTCAGCACGAACGCATCCGCAAGCTGAATGCCCAGGGCTACTTGGCGGTGGTGTGTCGGGGCCACTTCGACGCGATGGAGCAGATCCGCGCCTATCTGCGCATGGCTCCGACCGTGGTGGCCGCATGACCACCGCCGCCGTGAAGATCACCGACGCCGAAATCAAGCGTCAGGCCGTGGGGACGGTGCGCGAACTGCGCGATGTCGAGAACCGGGGGCTGTACCTGCGTTTCGCCCGCAATCGTACCCGGGCTTCGTGGTACTTGGTGCTCAAGGAGAAATGGAACCTCGTCGGCAGCTTCCCGGATCTGAGCGCCAAGCAGGTCGTTGCCGCACTGCCGGCGATTCGTCTCCGCCTCGACGCAGGCGCTGGCTCCAACCTTTCGAAGTGGATCACCACCGGAGAGCTGTTGGACTGGTACGCCGACCGGATGGCCCGCGACCGTAGCCTGTCGAGCAAGCGCAAAAAGACCGGCGCCTCGCTGATCAAGTGCCACCTGAAGCCATTGCTGGGGGCCGTGCCGCTGGCCTCAATCAACAAAGCCACTCTGGACGATCAATTCATGTGGCCTGCGCAAGAGGCCATCGGAATCGATTACGTGCGGTCAGCGTTCCAGCTGCTGGCCTTGGCATTCCGCCAGGCGTTCAAGCTTCGGCTGATCTCGGCCAACCCGATGAAAGACGTCAAGTTCAGCGACTTCTCCAAGGCAAAGGTAGGGGTGAAACCGTCACGGTTGCGGGTCACCCAGCTTCAGGACCTGATCACCCTGCTGCGGGATGCCATGGCCAGCGCGCCTGCTGACGCCATGCTCGCCCTGATGATGCTGTGCCACGGCACCCGCATTGGTGAGACCCGGCAGGCCCAGTGGTCGCATATCAGCCTTGCTGAACGGGAGTGGTTCATTCCGGCCGAGAACACCAAGACAGGCGTGGAGCACCATTTGCCACTGACTGACCAGGTACGGCAGACGCTGATCGGTTATCGCGAAATCCAGCGGGAGAACGGTTACGACGGTCAGTTCCTGTTCCCGTCCCGCAATGGTAAAGCGTTGAGTGAGGGGCAGGCGTGCGCAGTATTCACGCGGCTGGGTCAGGGCGAGTGGACCAGTCACGACCTGCGCAAGGTGGCTCGTACCGGTTGGGCCGACATCGGCATCGACCACCTGATCGGTGAGCTGCTGATCAACCACGCCATGGGCCACAACGTGAAGGTGTACATCCAGTCGGACGTGATGAGTCGCAAGCGTGAGGCCTTGGATCGGTGGTGCGCGTATCTAGACGCAAAGGGTTTCAAGCGTATCCATACCTTGACCGGCCTTAGATCGGGAGATTCTGGTAATCCGCTACAGTCCACGGACGACGTGGCTTTGAGTGCTATTCCAAAAACAACCATAGGCGAGGTTTAAAAATGATGATTCAGCTCATCAAACGCACCCGACTCGCCGTGAATCCGACTGATGTCAGCGCCATCTTCATCTACACGGTGAACCACGATCCGGTGCTGGAAGTGCAGATGCGGTCCGGCGGGAAGTACCAGGTCCACCATGAGCCGACCCTTCCAAATGGTGATGACGTGTATCAAGTCCACAAGCAGCTGATGGAGGCCGTATGACGAAGTCGCATGGGCCGTCCTTCCAGCGTCAGTTGAAGTTCATCGTCGAATGCAACATTTGCCGCGGCACCGGCATTTACACCGGGGTCTTCCATCAAATGACCTGCGAGAACTGTCATGCGTCGGGGTGGGTGTGCGGTAAGACGCTGAAGACCTTGCCGCTTATCGATGTCGTGCAGGTGCTCAACGCAAGGCTGCGAGATGCGCTGGGGGAGATCGCCAAGGCGAACAAGGCGCTCGGCGGTGCCCACGAACAATACGAACAGAACAACCGCCGCGGTGCCGGCGGATCGAACTACACAGGGGATTGATCGATGGGCATATATAAAGACGTGATGGGCACCCTGGTACGCGTACTGGCCGCAGACAACATCGACAACAGCACCAAGCAGTCATGGCAGAAGCTGATTGATGCTGACCTGCGCCAGGGCGGTACCGGCAGTACTCTTTCACCCCGGGACAAGTTCGATTACGACTGCTGCCTGTACGCGTTGCTGCATCGTCAGCTTGAGCCTGCCCAGTGGGATGTTCTAGTGGCCAAGTACTCGACGCACAAGGCCAACAAGGTCGCCGCTATCGGCCGCCTGGTGTCCCGTACTACATCACCAGCCCCGCAGCTGTTCATATATAAGGCGCTCACCTCCTGGGCCATTCCGAAGCTCAAGGGCGTACAGGTTGGCAAGCGGTCCACGGACATGATCGTGTTACCCGCAGAGTTCTACGACATGAACACCTGGGACATGGAAGGTAAACCCGAGTCAACGCGCCGCCGCTGGAAGACCGGTATTGCCAAACGGCTTGAGTCGTTGGAAGAGGCCGCAGTCATCCATGCAACCGAGATATTTGACCGAGAACAGATCTTCATTGACGCGGCTTGACGTAGTGGCGGAATGATCATAAATTAACCCCATCATGTCGATCTTGCGCGTTATGAGAGACGACTAAAAAGCCCAGCCAGTGTGTTGGGCTTTTTTTGAGTTTGGGAACATGTATCCCCCAACTTAATCAGGGCGCCGGATGGAAACCATTGCGAGAATCGTCAGCGATGCCGTATTGGGCGAGCCATACGCCATTGCGTTTGTCTTTCTTTCAGTGCTTGCAGTCGTCGGCGTGGCTATCTTCGCTTGGGTGTTCATCAAATACCGCCGCTTCCTGTAAAACGCCAACATCTATTTCCAAAGCCCAGCCATGGCGCTGGGCTTTTTTATATCCGTTCATCTGCTCAGTCGCACGCTCCCTACCAGCCACTTTCAAACTATTACGGCCCAGAAAACCTGGACCTCAAATGGTGAGGTGGGTATGTCTACTAATTCGGATTTCCAAGACCAGACACAAGGTTCTGTTCCATCCAAGCCTGAGCCAGGTACAGATGAGCCGACGCTAGATCCTGATGATCCAGAAAAGTACGATCCATTGAAAAATCCAAGTGACGATCGTCCAGAGGATTGGAAGGATCCTGGTGAAAGGACAACACCAGAGGCAGACGAAGAAACACCCCTATCAGACGACATGCGATAGGAGACAGCCCGGTTTGACAAGCGCCGGCCCTGACACCTATACCTATGTGGAGCACGACTCGCCGCCGTAAGCGGTCGTCTGACAGCCACAAGCACTAAGTGGCGAGAACAACCAACGCCAACTGCCCGCACATGCGGGACCTATTTCAAGCCTCGCCATCGTGCGGGGCTTTTTCGTTTTTGGCTCCACCACACCCATCGCTCCGAGCAGGGAGTGCTACTGGAGCTGATTTGAACCCGCAGGCGCAAGACTGATAAACCAAACCTGCACTCACCGAGGAGTGCAACATGAGCACAACCGTGCGCTGCAAAATGATCTGCCACAACATCTCGCCTCAGGTCGAAGCCGAGCCAGAAGGCCAACATCGCGTGCGTCTCGGCGCAGTCTGGTCGGCCAACCCGTGCGAAGAGAACGCCATCTTCGGCAAGCTCACCCCGTACGGCGAGATTCAACTGAGCGTGACTGCACAGACTGCAGCTCATCTCGAAATGGGTGCCGAGTATTACATCGACATCCATAAAGCCGAATAACCCAATTCATCGCTGCTCCGTGCTGCGCTTGGCCTCATATGAGGCCTTTTTTATTCCCGTGGAGACTCCAATGGCTGAACCAACGAGCACTGCTGCCGGCTTGCTGGTAGCAAAGTACGGCGTTGTGACGGCCAGTTTCGTCGGCGCCATCCTGTCGCTTGGCTTCCTCAAGGACCTCACCCGAGGCCAGGCCGCCACTGCGGTACTGACCGGATTCTTCTTCTCGATCTTCCTGACACAACCGGTGACAGCGTACCTCGTTCACAAGCTGGAGCTGGTGTCAGACGACTACCTGCTCTGCGGTGTCGCTTTCGTGCTGGGCCTGACGGCCATGAACCTGATTCCTGCCGCGAAGGCTGTACTTGGGCAGTTCGTTGCAACGCGAGGCACCTGACATGAACATCATCCTTACGGGCACGGATGCCGTGTTGTGCATCTTCGTGGTACTGGCTGCGCTGGAATACCTGCGTGCCGTCGACCTGCTCAAGCACCCAGTCATCGCCATCGCGTTCTACCTGGTCGCCATTGGTGCCTTCGGCCTGCTCGGCGAAATGATCCGTGGTGCAAGCGCCTCTCTGTTCACCGTGACGCTGCATAGCGGTGTCGTGCTGTATGCCTGGGCCCGCCGTCGGTACATCTTCACCCAGGATTGGAGTTGGGGCGGGGAAGAACGCCGAAGAGGTTATCAACCCGTCGGACACATGGCCAAAGCAAAGCAACCACCGCGCAATCCCTAAGGAGTGATCCATGCAACTGATCGACAACTGGAAACAAGCGCTGAGCATGACCAGCGTTCAGGCGGGTGGCGCGATTGCTGCGCTGGGTATTGCTGAACAGCTGCTACCGCAACTACAGAGCATGCTGCCGCCGATTGCCTATGGCGTGCTGGGCCTGCTGGTGATGGTTGCCCGGGTGATCCTTCAGCCGAAGCTGGCTAAGTGAGCACGGTCGAGAGAGTTGAGTAACGATGCCGCTACGACCGAAGAAGCCATGCACTGCTCTGGGCTGCAAGGCCCTGACGCGTAACCCGCGCTATTGCGATGGCCACGCCGATCTTGCCAAAGCCGCCGCAGCAAAGCGTGTAGATAAGCAGCGCGAGAGCAGCACCCAACGTGGGTACGGGTACAAATGGCAGAAGGCGAGCAAGGGCTTCCTTGCCAAGTACCCGCTCTGTGCCGAGCACGGTCGACGCGGTGAGGTTGTGGCCGCCACTGAGGTCGACCACATCACCCCCCACAAAGGTGACATGACGCTGTTCTGGAACCGTGGGAACTGGCAGTCGCTCTGTCACAGCTGCCACAGCTCGAAGACAGCCACCGAGGACGGTGGGTGGGGCAATCCGAGGCGCAGATGATACGAAAAGCACGAAAACAGGGTCTGATGGGACGAGTTCTCATTGGTGGGGAGGGGGAGGGTCAAAACCTCAGAGGTTTTTGCTTCTAGACCGTCCGCCCAATCGTTTTCTTCCGACCGCGAAATTAAAAAATCAGGAGTTGCGCGATGGGGGGCACCGCCACGGTCGCCGGCCGTGGTCGCAAACCCAAGCCAACGGCCCAAAAAGCACTCGCCGGAAATCCCGGCAAGCGCGCGTTGAATACAGCCGAGCCGAAATTTTCTACGGTCACAAATATCGATCCGCCGGAGTGGTTGAGCGAACGCGCCGCCACGATGTGGAAGATGCTGATCCCGGAATTGCTCCGCGAACACGTCGTTGCACTGACTGATTTACACAACGTCGAAGCGTTCTGCACCGCCTATGACAAGTGGCGGATGGCCGAAGAGGCCGTTCAAAGGTTCGGAATTGTTGTTGAGTCGTCCCAGGGCAGCCCCATGAAGAACCCGGCATTGACTGCCGCGAACGAATCGATGCGGCAACTGGTGACCTTTGGCTCTCTTCTGGGCCTGGACCCGTCCAGTCGAAGCCGAATCATTGGCGGAAACAAGCAGCACTCCACCAACGAGTTCGCCAAATTATTGAGTAGCTGATGACCCGGACGACCCACGCCAGCGTTGATAAAGCGATGGCATGGGCAAGGACTGTCCTCAAAGGTAAGTTCCCGGCATGCCGTTATATCCACCAATCGATCCAACGCCACTTCGATGATGTGGCTGCGAGTCGGCTGAAGTCGTTCCCGTACAAGTTCGACCCGAAGAAGGCCGAGAAAAAGCTGAAGCTGATGCAGCTTCTGCCCCACACAAAAGGTGAGTGGGCCTTCAAACGACAGCTCATCACGCTTGAGCCATGGCAACTGTTCGGCCTGGCCTGCACCTTTGGTTGGGTTAAAAAGAAAGGCGGCCACCGCCGGTTCCGTGAAAGCTATTGGGAAGTCCCACGGAAGAACGGTAAGAGCGTCATCGCCGCCGGCGTTGGAATCGGGATGTTCGTCGCAGACAACGAATTCGGTGCTGAGGTTTACTCGGGCGCCACGACCGAGAAGCAAGCCTGGGAGGTTTTCCGGCCCGCGCGTTTGATGGTCATGCGCTCGCCGATGCTGATAGAGGCGGCCGGTATCGAGGTCAACGCCTCGAATATGAACATTCCCTCTGACAGCAGTCGGTTCGAGCCACTGATCGGTAATCCAGGGGACGGTGCTTCGCCATCCTGCGCGATCATCGACGAATTCCACGAACACGATAGCTCGGCGCAATACGACACCATGCTCACCGGCATGGGGTCACGCCGGCAGCCGCTGATGTTCATCATCACCACTGCCGGCGCGAACATCGAAGGTCCGTGCTACGACAAGCGCCGTCAAGTGTTGGAAATGCTCAACGGCACGGTGCCAGATCCCGAGCTGTTCGGTTACATCTGGACGCTGGATGAAGGTGACGATTGGACTGATCCAAAGAACCTGGCCAAGGCCAACCCCTGCATGGGGGTGTCGGTATTCCAGGAGTATCTGGAAAGCCAGCTTGCCCGGGCGATTCGCTCGGCCCGCTTCACCAACACCTTCAAAACCAAGCACCTGAATCTGTGGGTGAGTGCGAAGTCAGGTTTCTTCAACGTTGAAACCTGGCGCTCCTGCGAAGACAAAACGCTGACCCTTGAAACGTTCGAGGGGCAGGAGTGCATGCTCGGTTTCGACCTGGCCCGCAAGCTAGATATGAACTCGATGGCTCGCCTGTTCTGGCGGGAGATCGATGGTAAAACGCACTATTACTCGGTTGCTCCCAGCTTCTGGGTGCCGGAAGACACAGCCGCAGATACCGACAATCGCCGAATGGCGGAACGGTTTCAGGCCTGGATCAACACCGGGCACCTGCAAACCACCGCCGGCGCCGAGATCGATTACCGAGAAATTCTAGCCGAGGCGAAAGAAGCCAACCATCTCGCACCGATTCGCGAGTGTCCAATCGACCCCCACGGGGCGACGGGGCTTTCTCACGACCTGGATGATGAAGGGTTCAATCCCGTCACTATCACCCAGAACTACACCAACATGAGCGACCCGATGAAGGAGCTGGAGGCAGCCATCACTGCCGGCCGGTTCCATCACGACGGCAATCCAATCATGACCTGGTGTATTGGCAACGTGATTGCCAAGTACTTACCGGGCAACGATGACGTGGTGCGCCCGATCAAACAGGGTGACGACAACAAGATCGACGGCGCCGTGGCGCTGATCATGGCGATAGGTCGCGTGCTGATGAATGCCACTCCAGAGGAAACCCTCTCCGGCCACCTCACGAAACACGGAATCAGGAAGCTCTAATGTCGCTATTCAAGACCATCGGCCGATTCTTCGGTATCAAGGGCGACCCCCAGATTATCGACACACCGGAGAAACTTGCCCAGGCATTGGGCGCAGGGTACGAAACTCAGTCGGGACAACGGGTCACCACACAAAGCGCGCTGCAGCAATTGACTGTTTTCAATTGTGTTCGCGTGTTGGCCGAGTCCATCGGGATGCTTCCATGCCGCCTGCTAAAACAGACGGGAAAGGTTCGGCTTCCAGCGAACACGCACCGGCTTTACCCCCTTCTGACCATGGCCCCAAACGGCTACATGACCGCGCAGGAGTTCTGGGAAATGCTGGTGGCCTGCCTCTGTTTGCGGGGGAATTTCTTCGCTTACAAGGTTGTGGCACTGGGCAACGTGGTTGAGCTTCTGCCAATCAACCCGGATTCGGTCACCCCCAGGCTTAAGGACGACTGGACTGTCGAATACACCGTCAACTTTAAGGCCGGAACCAAGGTTCTCACACAAGATGAGATCTGGCATGTCCGGCTGTTTACGCTGGATGGTTTGAATGGGTTGAATCCAATCGCTTACGCGCGCCAAGCACTCGGGCTCGGTCAGGCGATGGAGACGCACGCAGCCAAATTATTCACCAATGGTGCGGTGACAAGTGGCGTTCTGCAAACCAGCCAGGAACTTACCGACGAGGCATTCAATCGCCTCAAGACCGAATTCCAGGGCGAGCATATGGGCGTGGCCAACGCCTATAAGCCGATGATCTTGGAGATGGGGCTGGAGTGGAAACCCATCAGTCTGAATGCCCAAGACACCCAGTTCATCGAGTCGAAGAAAATGACCGAGGCGCAGATCTGCGGCCTCTTCCGCGTGCCGCCGCACCTGGTGGCCAGCATGGAAAAAATGACGCTCAACAACATTGAGCACATGGGCATGGCCTTCGTGAACTACTCGCTTGTTCCGATCATGACCCGTATCGAGCACCGCATTCAGGTTGGCCTGCTCAACGAGAAAGACCGTCTGACCCATTACGCGAAATTCAACGCTGGCGCTCTGATGCGCGGCGACCTCAAGGGGCGCTACGAATCCTACGGAAAGGGTATTCAGTGGGGGATTTTGAGCCCCAACGACTGCCGCGAACTGGAGGACGAGAATCCCCGCGAGGGCGGCGACGTGTACTTGACCCCAATGAACATGACCACCAACCCGGAGTCGGCAAATGCAGACAAAACAGCGCCTTGATCTGCCGCTGACCATCAAGTCGGTAAGCGACAGCGGTGAATTTGAAGGTTACGGCTCCGTGTTCGGTGTCGAAGACAGCTACGGCGATGTTGTCGTTCGAGGGGCTTTCGCAGACTCCTTGGCCAAATGGAAAGAAAAAGGTCGCCTGCCGGCCATGCTGTGGCAGCACAACATGAGCGAGCCGATCGGCATCTACACCGAAATGCGCGAAGACGATACCGGCCTGTACGTCAAAGGCCAGCTACTGGTCGATGCCGATCCATTGTCGAAGCGGGCGCACGGGCATATGAAAGCAGGCAGCCTTACCGGCATGTCCATCGGCTATCTGCTCGACGATTACGAATACGACAAGGAGAAGGGTGTATGGATTCTGAAAGCGATCGACTTGTGGGAGGTGTCCCTAGTCACGTTTCCAGCCAACGACGAAGCCCGGATCACTGATGTGAAATCTCTGCTGGCGCGCGGTGAAACGCCGCCGCCCAGTAAAGTGGAGCGAGCCCTTCGAGAGGTTGGGTTTTCTGGCTCCCAGGCCAAGGCCTTTATGGCCAAAGGCTACGGCGCAGTTTCACCGCGAGAGGCGGGTGCCGACGACGCACTGAAATCCCTGAAAACTCTATTTGACCGAATGTAAGGAGCCTCTCATGGCTGTTGAAATCAAAGATGTGCAGGATGTTGCCGAGGCTCTCGGCAAGAAGTTCGACGAGTTCAAGGAAAAGAACGACAAGCGTATCGAAGGCCTGGAAGCCGAAAAAGGTAAGTTGTCTGGGCAGGTCGACACGCTGAACGAAAAACTGGGCGAACTGGATGAGTTGAAATCAGCTCTGGAAAAAGAGCTGATCAGCCTCAAGCGTCCGGATGGTACAAACACCAAGGCCGCTGGTGAGCACAAGGCCGCATTTATGCAGTTTGTGCGTAAGGGGGTTGATACCGGTTTGGGTGACCTGCAAGCCAAGGCACTTCAAATCGGTGTCGAGGCCGATGGTGGCTATGCCGTGCCGGAAGAGCTGGATCGTAACATCATCAAATTGCTGCATGATGCATCGCCGATGCGCCAGGTCTGCAACCAGATCACTGTTGGTACACCGGACTACAAAAAATTGGCGAGTCTCGGTGGCGCTGGCTCTGGCTGGGTGGGGGAAACCGACCCTCGTCCGGCTACTGGCACGCCAACCTTGGCGCAGATTTCTGCGTTCATGGGTGAAATCTATGCCAACCCGCAAGCCACCCAGAGCAGCCTGGATGACATGTTCTTCAACGCCGAAGCCTGGCTTGATGAGGAAGTTGCCCGTGAGTTCACCGAGAAAGAGGGCAATGCCTTCACTCTCGGTAACGGCACGAATAAACCGAAAGGCTTCCTGGCTTACCCAATGGCCGCCACCGCGGATGGCGCCCGTGCATTCGGTACCCTGCAGAAGCTTGTCACCGGTGTGGCCGGCGGCATCACCGGTGACAAGCTGATCGATCTGATTCATGCCCTAAAAGCCGGCTACCGTGCAAACGGCAAGTTCATGATGGGCAACCTGACCGTCGCCTATGTGCGCAAGCTCAAGGACTCCGATGGTAACTATCTCTGGCGCCCGGGCTTGGAGGCTGGCCAACCATCGAGCTTGCTGGGCTACGGCATCACCGAAAACGAAGACATGCCGGTTGTTGCGGCTGATGCGAACGCGATAGCGTTTGGTGACTTCAAACGGGCGTACACCATCGTTGACCGCATCGGTACCCGCGTGTTGCGCGACCCCTACACCAACAAACCCTATGTTGGCTTCTACACCACCAAGCGCGTTGGCGGCATGCTCGTCGACTCCCAGGCCGTAAAGGTTCTGACCCTCAGCGTTGCGTAATCGGACGGGTGCCTACGGGCACCCAGTTCAATGGAGGTTGTTATGCCAATTATTTTAGTAACCACGGCTTTCCCGTTCTCGGTTGACGGTAACGAGGTCGTGCAGATCGAAGTGGGCGAGCAGGAAGTTTCTGATCGTTGCGCATTGGTTGCCGTTGAGCATCTAGGGGTTGCCACGTTGCTCGACGACGATGGTGGTGAAGAAACCGATCCGCTGAAAATGAAGATCGATGATCTTCGTGCGTGGTTGACTGTGAAGGGTATCGCTTTCGATCCGGCGGCGAAGAAACCGGACCTGCAAGCTCTGGTACCGAGCAATGATTGATATCAATGTCGTGAAAGCCCACTTGAAGGTTGATCACGACGACGAAGATCAGCTGATTCAGGGTTACACGGATGCAGCCCTGAGCGCCTTCGAAACCTGGAGCAATCGCAAGTTGGTTGCACCAGGGGAGGCGCTCCCGGATCCGGTTGGCAATGCGCTGAACATGAGCAACGCAATCAAGCAGGGCGCTCTGCTGCTCATCGGCCAGTGGTACGTGTACCGCGAGCCGGTGATTTCCAGCACCACACAGGTTTCCGAGCTGCCTATGGCTACCAGCGCGCTTTGGAAGCCTCACCGCTGGGTCAACATGTAGAACTTCGGAGTGTGTAATGGGCTATCGCGAACCGACCATTGGCGCGCTGAATCGCCGTGTTGCCGTCCGCAGGCGAACCGACACACCCGCTGTCGACATGGGGCTTGATTCAAACTTCTCGTCCTTACGCGGTGTATGGGCTCGGATAGAGCCGGTGGGTACCGCCACTTACACGGATGGCGTTCAGACCGACGTCAAGATCACGCATCGGATTTCAATCCGTCTTTTGAAGGGCATCACCGACGCGCATGAAATCGTGCATGTCAGGGCGATTTCAGGCGGATCTTATGAGGTTGTTCCGGACACGCCCTTGTATCGCGTAAAGCGATCAGCGGATATGAACGACTCCAGGCGCTTCACACTGCTGGAGGTTGAAGAGCTCAGTCCGTCGCAATCAGGAGTAGGGATCTATGTCTAACTCTGCTTCGATTGACGGCTACCTGCACGTCGAGGGCTTCGACAAGTTCGAGCGTGATGCCTTCGACAAACGAAAAATCCGCGCAGGGATGCGGAAAGTCGGCTTGCTGATTACGCAAAAGGCACAGATGAATCTCGCGCTTGGCAAAGGCCAAGACGGGTACCCGGTGAATCGAACTGGCGCGACGGTGGAGTCGATCAGTTTCAAGGTTTCGCGCTCCGGCTTTCTCGTTCGCATATCTCCAACCAAAACATCGGCCATGGAAGACTTCTACCCGGCCTATCTGCACTACGGCGTGAAAAAGGGAAAGCGCCTTGGAAAGCTGGCGCCCGGGGCGGGTAAAGGTAAATCGAACCGTCGAGCCAAAGGGGTTCGAGCAGCGGCGCTGGCCGAACGCGCGTCTGGCGAATGGCGAATCAAGCCGCGAGACAACTATATGGCTGATGCCTTGCAGGACTCGGCGTCACAAGTTCAATCAATCCTCTCTGTTGCTTTTGCTGCTGCCTTGGGCTGATTAGCGTTCCTTCTGGACACCCTCATGAAATTGAATCCGATTGTTGCTCACCTTCGAGCGACATGCCCCACCTTTGCCGGTCGAGTCACCGGTGGCATTGATTGGGATGCTGTAGTCGAAAGCGCAAAGCTTGCCTTGCCTGCGGCATACGTCATTGCCTCGGCGGATGCGGGCGGGCCCAACAAATCCCAAAACTCGATCATTCAGGACATCACGGATCAGTTCGCCGTGGTGATTGTTCTTGATGCGGGGGATGAGCGCGGCCAGGAAGCCAACGACCAGTTGCACGATCTGCGTTCCGAACTCTGGCGATCGCTGGTCGGTTGGTGTCCGGCGCCGGAGTACGAGCCCATTGAATATGGGAAAGGCGCACTGCTTCACACCAGTCGAGCGCGGGTTGTGTACCAATTTTTGTTCACGGCGGAATTCCAGCTTGGTCGAAGCCGACAGGGCGATCCTGCCGAAACCTGGCACGAACTTGAACTGGATGGTTTGGCGCCTTTCACCGGCGCGACTTTCAACATGGACTGCCTCGATCCAGCAGATCCGAACTTGCAACGACCTGGCCCGGATGGGCGCATTGAAGCGAAATTCTCAGGAGACGTAACACCATGACCAAACGCATCACTGTGGTGCCGGCCTCTGGCCGCTCTGTGCCCGATCCGGACGCTGGCGACTTGTTGCCTGTTGAAGGCCGGGAAGTCCCAGACAACGCATGGTGGCGCCGCCGCCAAGCGGATGGCGACGTAACCCTCAAGGCTGATAAAGCCCAATCCACCAAGGGCGTCACCACGCCGAAACCCGAGGAAGCGCAATAATGCCTATCGGATTCAGCAACATCCCCGCCGATATCCGTGTGCCGCTGTTCTATGCGGAGATGGATAATTCGGCGGCCAACAGTGCGTCGTCAGCCTTACGCCGGCTGATCGTCGCTCAGGTCAACGGTGACGCCACCAGCGATAGCATCGGCCAGTTGGTGCTGGTGTCGAGCCTGGGTCTGGCCAAGGACATCGGCGGGCAAGGCTCGATGCTCGCCGCGATGTACGAAACCTGGCGCAAGACTGACCCCATCGGTGAGATCTGGTGTCTGCCATTGCAGACCGAAACCGGTACCGCTGCAACAGCGACGGTCACCATCACCGGTGCCGCGACCGAGCCGGGGTTATTGAACCTGTACGTCGGTGGTGTTCGTGTGCAGTCGGTCGTCGTGTCGGCGGCTACTCCGACCATCGCAGCGTCAGCGTTGGCCGTGAAGATCAACGCCACGCCAGACCTGCCAGTCACCGCCTTGGCTGTCGCGGGAGTCGTCACGCTCACTTGTAAGTGGAAGGGTGAGAGCGGCAACGACATTGGTCTGGTCCTGAACCGCCTGGGCAAGTCGAATGGCGAGTCGACCCCTGCCGGCCTGAATGTTGTTGCGACCCAGATGACTGGGGGCGTCGGTGCGCCTGACCAGATCGATGCAGTCGCGGCGCTGGGCGACGAGCCTTTCGAATTCATCTGCGTGCCCTGGTCGGATACGACCACGCTGAATGCGTGGAAAGATGCGATGGACGACAACACCGGGCGCTGGAGCTGGGCCAAGCAACTGTTCGGCCACGTCTACACGGCAAAGCGCGGTACGTTGGGTACGCTGGTGGCGGCCGGTCAGGCGCGCAATGACCAGCACATGACTATCCAAGCGGTGGAGCCGGGCGTGCCCCAGCCCGTCTGGGTGCAGGCCGCAGCGCTGGCGGCGCGCACCTCGGTGTTCATCTCCGCTGATGCCAGCCGGCCCACGCAAAGCGGCTCGCTGCCCGGTCTGGATCCTGCGCCGGCCAGTGAACGGTTCACGCTCACGGAGCGCCAATCGCTGCTGACCTATGGCCTTGCCACGGCCTACTACGAAGGCGGCTATGTGCGCATTCAGCGCTCTATCACCACCTACCAGAAAAACGCGTACGGCCAGGCGGACAACTCGTACTTGGACAGCGAGACCATGCATCAGTCGGCATTCATCATCCGGCGCATGCAGAGCGTGATCACCAGCAAGTACGGCCGCCACAAGCTGGCCAGCGACGGTACGCGCTTCGGTGCCGGCCAACCGATCGTCACGCCGAGCACCATTCGGGGCGAGCTGATTGCACAGTACGGCAAGCTTGAGCTGGAAGGGCATGTGGAAAACGCTGACCTGTTCGCCGAGCATCTGGTGGTGGAGCGCGACGGTAATGACCCGAGCCGCGTGAACGTGTTGTTCCCGCCGGACTACATCAACGGCCTGCGCATTTTTGCGCTGCTCAACCAGTTCCGCCTCCAGTACGACGCCGCCGCGTAACGCTGACCCTGATCACCCAGCCCGCCCCGAGCGGGCTTTTTCATTCTGGAGATTCAACCCATGGGCAAAAAAGTAGCCGGCACGGCCTACGTCAAGGTGGACGGCATGCAACTGACCATCACCGGTGGCGCCGAAGCGCCGTTGATGGATAAAAAGCGGGAGACAGTTTATCCAGGCTTCTACAAGGAAGAAGAGCTGGCGCCCTATCTGAAGATGACCGCCATCCACGATCCGGCCCTATCGCTCAAAACGCTGACCGACGGCACGGACATGACGGTCACCTGTGAATTCAACAACGGCAAGGTCTACGTGCTTTCAGGTGCGTACTTGGTCGACGAGCCAACGTCGAAAGGCGATGACGGCACCATTGAACTGCAATTCGACGGAATCAAAGGGGTATGGCAATGACCGAAGTCGTGAAACTTGAAGTGGCTATTGAAGCCCATGGCGAGCCGCTGACGGAGCTCACTCTACGTCGCCCGACGGTGCAGGAAGTGCGCACCATCAAGGCGCTGCCGTACAAGGTCGACAAAAATGAAGACGTCAGCCTCGACATGGATGTCGCGGCAAAATACATCGCGGTCTGCGCCGGCATCCCACCGTCGTCTGTCAATCAGCTGGATCTGTCAGATCTCAATACCTTGAGCTGGGCGGTCGCCGGTTTTTTCATGAGTGCGGCGTCGGCTCCGTCACCGACCTGATTTCAGTCGCCTACGACCTGGCCTGGTTCTGGAAGGTTGACCCCGAACGGATGATGGCCAGGCCACTGGATGCGCTCAGCGAAAGCCTTGAGCACGCCCAGCGCATTAACGAACTTCAGCAGGTGCAGTGATGGCAGACAAGTTCCAGCTCAAGGCGTTAATTACCGGCGTCGACAAGCTGTCGCCGAAACTTTCTGGCATCCGCAAAAACATCGCGGGATTCAAGAAGGGGCTAGATAAAACCGGGCTTGGTAAAATCAATTTCGGGGACGTCCTAGCTGGGGGCGCGTTGGCTGCGCCGTTTGTTGCCGGTGCAGCTGCCGCCATCAACTTTGAGTCGCAAATGGCGGATGTGCGAAAAGTCGTCAACTTCGATAAGCCCGAACAGTTCAAGCAGATGGGCGACGATATCGGGCGAATGTCTGAGCGCTTGCCCATGGCCGCCGGAGACATCGCCAAGATTGTCGCCGCTGGAGGACAATCAGGTATTGCCCGGGAAGAGTTACTGGGCTTCGCCGAAGCTGCGGTGAAGATGGGTATCGCCTTTGATCAGACCGCTGAGGAAAGCGGCGACATGATGGCCAAGTGGCGGACGTCCTTCAAAATGACTCAGACCGATGTCGTTGGTCTGGCTGACAAGATCAACTACCTCGGCAACACCGGGCCGGCTAACACAAAGCAGATATCAGACATCGTGACGCGTATCGGCCCTTTGGGTGCTATCGCGGGTCTAGCGTCGGGTCAAATCGCGGCACTTGGCGCGACTATGGCGGGGGTAGGCATCGAGCAAGAAGTGGCTGCAACTGGTATCAAGAACTTCATGCTGGCACTGACCAAGGGCACGGCTGCCACGAAGGGCCAGCAACAGGCCTTCAAGGCACTTAGGCTGGACTCGAAGGCTGTTGCGGTGGGCATGCAGAAAGATGCCCAGGGCACCTTGCTCGACCTGCTCACTCGGATCAGTAAGGTTAAGCCGGAGTCGCAGGCGGGGTTGCTGACGACAATGTTCGGTAGCGAGTCCGTTGGTGCCATTGCCCCGTTGTTGACGAACCTTGATCTACTCAAGAGCAACCTGCAGAAAGTCACCGACCAGAAGCAGTATGGTGGCTCGATGGATCAGGAGTACCAATCCAGAGCAGCCACGACTGCAAATAACCTTCAACTGCTGCGCAACACGGCAGCGAGCGTAGCGCGTGCTATTGGCGATGCTTTACTGCCCGCAATCAATATGGTTTCCAAGGCGCTCCAGCCTATGGCGTCGAAGGTTGCCCAAGTCATTGAGGCGAACCCCGCATTGGTCCGCGGGCTGGGTATGGCGGGGATTGCCTTCACTGCGATTCGAGTCGGTGTGCTGGCGGCTACCGTCGCCGTGCGTCTACTCGGCGTAGCCTTCGCGGCAACACCGATAGGCATTGCGGCAGTAGCTATTGCGGCGGCGGCGGGACTGATTGTCGCCAACTGGTCGACCTTGGCTCCATTCTTCCAGGTTATGTGGACGAAGATCCAAGGGCCGGCAATGGTTGTCTGGGGTTGGATGAAAGGTGCCTTCGCCTGGACGCCGCTAGGGATGATCATTGCCAATTGGCAGCCGCTGGGTGAGTTTTTCAGTGCTTTATGGGGGGTTGTAAAAGCCCTTTCAGTGCCGTTCATGGGCTTTATGGTGAAAATTTTTGACTGGTCTCCGTTGGGAATGATCGTCAAAAACTGGGAACCTATCGCCGCTTGGTTCCAAAATCTCTGGGCGAAACTGAAACCGATCATCGAGCCGATGATGAAGTACTTCGGTGGTGGCGAGGATGGTGAAGGAATCATCAAAACCGCGACCAACAAGGCCAACGCGTTCGCCGACGAGCAGCGTGTGCGTAATGCTGGGCCTGGCGGCGGTGACGGTGCGTTTATTGAGGCTGGTGCCGTGGAGGGTGCCCAGCGATATCAACGGATGATGAAAAATGCCACGGGTATCCCGAGTACAGAAAAATTACTCAGTCGCCCCAACCTTGCTGGTGAGCCTGCTGTTTTGTCACTTCATTCGCCGGGCGCCGCCACTCAGGCCCCGAGCATTGCCGCACGGTCTAGTGGGTTGCTTCAGCAAACGGCTGCCACCCAGACGCAAAAGCTCAATGGTGAGCTCAATATCAATCTCAACGGCGCTCCGCCGGGGACGACGGTTGACCAACCAAAAACCAACCAGCCGGGCTTGAGCATTAAGCCCAGCGTCGGTACCCGAACCATCGGTGTGATGAGGCCGAACTAATGACAGCGACGTGGCGCGATAAGTTGTTGCCGGCTTCGTTCCGCGGGATCAGTTTCTTGATTCCGCAGGCGTCAGTACCGGTGGGCATGAAGGGGCCGCTGCATGAATTTCCGCAGCGCGACACGCCGTTTTTTGAGCAGATGGGCAAGCAGGCCCACGTGCACAAAATGACCGCGTGGGTGGTGGGCGATGACTGCCTTGAGCGGCGTGACAAGCTGATCGAGGCGTTGCAGACGCCGGGCGCCGGCGAGCTGGTGCATCCCTGGTTGGGGCGCCTGCAGGTCAAGGTCGGCGAGTGCGACATGGCCCATGAGCGCACCCAGGGCGGGATGGTCACGTTCGAGTTGACCTTCTATCCCGACCTGCCGCTGAAGTCACCGGCGGCCAGGGTCAACAGCCAGCAGCAGTTGGTGACGTCCTCCAACAGCCTGTTGGATTCGTCGCTGGGGCGTTACCAGTCGGCGATGGGTCAGGTCAACCAGGCCCGGCTTGGGCTGCAACAACTGCGCACGCGGCTGTCGGGGGTGTACGGGGTGATCCAGCAGCATTTCGCCCCGTTTCTGAGCACCTTCACGTCGCTCAGCGGGTTTGCCCAGTCGCTGATGAATTCGCCCGGCTCGTTGTCGTCGTTGTTTACCGGCTACTTCAGCAGTTTTTCGGGGATGAATTTTTTTAGCGGTGGCGGCAGCTCAGGCTCAGGCTCAGGCTCGCTGTCGGGGTCGAGTGCCACCGCCACCTCGGGTGCGTCGAGTGGCGGTTATCGGGCGGCGCTGGCCGCGGCGACCCAGCAAAGCCAGGCGGTCAGTGCGATTGATACGCTCAGCCCATTGGGTGGGCACGACACGGTGCTCGCCTCGCAGGCGACCGCCAACCTGGTGCAGGACGCCCTGCTGGTGCAGATCGGGTTGATCGTCAGCGACATGCCCGTGACTCAGCAGCCGGCGACGCTGAACGCGGCCCCCTCGGTTGAGCAGCAGGCGTTGCAGCCGCTGGTGCGCCCGGAAGTGCCGGTGGCGGACGACGTGCTGGTGCTGCGCGACACCCTCAATGAGGCGATCTTTACCGCCTCGCTCAAAGCCGACCCGGACCACTACCAGGCGCTCAACCACTACCGGCAGACGCTGGTCAAGCACCTGACCGCGGTGGCCGCGGCGGGGGTGCGTCTGGTCGACGTGACCCCGCCGGAGACGCTGTCGGTCCTGGTGCTGGCTTACCGGCGCTTTGGTGATGCCACCCGGGAGGCCGAGGTGGTGCAGCGCAACCGTATCCGCCATCCCGGTTTTGTGCCGGCCGTGCCGATCAAACTGGCCCAGAGGTAAGCATGTCCGATGAACAAAACGCCGTCAGCCTCACGGTCGACGGCCTGGATTATTTCGGCTGGAAATCGGTGGAGATCACCGCCGGCCTGGAGGATCAGGCGCGCTCGTTTAACCTCAGTTTGACCTGGCAATGGCCCGGCCAGCTGGAGCGGCGGGTCATTCGCGAGGGGGCCAAGTGTCAGGTGCGCATCGGGCCTGACCTGGTGCTGACCGGCTGGGTGTTTGCCACGCCGATTGGTTACGACGACAAGCAAATCACCCTGTCCATCAGCGGCCGTTCGCTGACCGCGGATCTGGTCGACTGCGCGGCGGTGAACAAGCCGGGGCAGTGGAGCAATCAGAGCGTGTTGGCCATCGTCAAGGCGCTGGCGGCGCCGTACAACATTGCGGTCAGCAGCGAGATACCGGAAGGCGACAAGCTCTCCGACCACACCCTGGAGCCGGGCGAGACGGCGTTCGCCTCGATTGACCGCTTGCTGACGTTGTTCCGGGTGTTTTCCACCGACGATGCGCGCGGCATGGCGGTGCTGGCCAGCCCTGGCAGCGGCGGGCGCAGCTTCGATGCGCTGGAGGTCGGCAAGAACATCAAGTCGGCCGACGCCGCCCTGGACTTTTCCGGGGTGTTTTCCGAGTACCAGGTGCTGGGGCAGAAGAGCGGCACCGACACCGAATATGGCGCCCAGGCTTCCGAGGTGACCGCCACCCTCAGTGATGAGCGGGTCAAGCGCCGGCGCGTGCAGATCATTCATGAAACCGGGCAGATGACCAACGAGCTGGCCCAGGCGCGGGCCAACTGGGAGCGCGGTTCGCGCATGGGTAAGGCGCTGGCCACCACCTACACGGTGCATGGCTGGCGCCAGTCCAATGGCCAGCTGTGGCGGCACAACACCCTGGTACGGGTGATTGATCCGATCATCGGCTTCGACCGTGAGCTGCTGATTTCCCGTATCACCTATTCGCTGAGCGATCAGGGCATGTTGACCAAATTGGAAGTGGCGCCGGCGGACTGCTTTGAGCCCGAACCGAAGGATCCGCACAAGGCGCGCAAGGCGAAGAAGGGCGGCAAGGCCGACAACTTCGAATACCTGCTGCCTGCTGACTACGAGTCGAAAAAATGAGCCTGAAAAGCATGCTGGTCCGCGGCACGGTGATCCTGGCCGACGCCGCGCGCAAACTGCAAACCCTGCAGGTACGCCTCACCGCCGGGGAAATCAAGGACGGCGCCGAGCATTTCGAGCCGTATGGCTTGACCAGCCACCCGCTGGCCGGTGCCGAGGTGCTGACCGCCTTCCTCGGTGGCGACCGCTCGCACGCCGTGGTGCTGGTGGCGTCCGACCGCCGTTACCGGATCCGCGAGTTGCAGCCGGGCGAGGTGGCGATCTACACCGACGAAGGCGACAAGATCCATTTCAAACGCGGGCGAATCATCGATATCGAAACGGGCACCTTGAACATCAAGGCCAGCAGCGGCGTGCACTTCGACACCCCGAGCATCACCCAGACCGGCACGATTGAATCCCAAGGCGACCAGCTCGCCGGCGGCATCAGTCAGATCCATCACAAGCACGGCGCGGTGCAGGTCGGCAGTGGCCAGAGCGGGGTGCCGGTATGACGGCCGTAGAGGCGTTGCACGCCGGTCTGACGCGCGCGGTGATCATCAGCCTGTTCACGTGGCGGCGGGCCGCCACCGATGATCCGGTGGACGATGACGAGCGTTTCGGCTGGTGGGGCGACAGCTACCCGGCGACGGCCGATGACCGCATTGGCTCGCGCTTGTGGCTGTTGCGCCGGGTCAAGCTGACCGCGGCCACCCAGCGCGATGCCGAGTTCTATGCCCGTGAGGCGCTGCAGTGGCTGCTCGACGATGGCCACGTCATCGCCCTGGTGGTCAGCAGCGAACAGGTCGACCTCAACCGTTTAAACCTGCGGGCCACGCTGACGATCCCCAGTGGCGCGCAGTTGGACGTCAATCCCCCTTCTGCCTGGCAGGTGATCTATGCCGTTTGAAACCCCCTCACTCCCGGTGCTGGTCGGCCGTGTCCAGACGGACCTGGCCGGTGATGCGTTGCGCCGCTCCGATGCGCAGGTGCTGGCCCGCGCGCATGCCGGGGTGGCGTATGGACTGTACGGCTACCTGAACTGGATGGCCGACCAAATTCTGCCGGATTCGGCGGATGAGCAAACCCTGGAACGGATGGCCGCGCTGCGCTTGAGCGAGCCGCGCAAAAGCGCCCAGCCGGCGACCGGCCCCGCCAGTTTTATCGCCGCCGCCGGTGGCGTGCTCGATGTCGATACGCTGCTGCAGGCCAGCGATGGTCGCACCTACAAGGTGACCGTCGCGGTGACCACGGTGGCCGGGCTCAACACCACCACCGTGGAGGCCGTGGACGCTGGCGCCCTGGGCAATGCCGACGCGGGGTTGCAGTTGACCTTGGTGCAGCCGGTGGCCGGGGTGGCGAGCACCTTCACCGTGTTGGCCCCAGGGCTGGCCGGGGGGATTGCTCAGGAGGGGGTCGAGGCGCTGCGCGCACGGGTGGTGCGTTCCTACCGGGTGATCGCCCAGGGCGGCTCGGCCAGTGATTACGAAACCTGGGCGTTGGAAGTGCCGGGGATCACCCGCGCCTGGTGCCGGCGTAATTACCTGGGGCCGGGCACCGTGGGGCTGTTTGTGATGCGTGATGGCGACGGCGTAGCGGTGCCCAACCCGGCGCAACTGGCCGAGGTGAAAGACCACATTGAGCCGTTGCGGCCGGTGACGGCGGAGCTGTACGTGTTACCGCCGGTGCCGGTGCCGGTGCCCTACAGCATCCGCGCCGTGCCGGACACCTCGCAGGTGCGGGCGGCGATTGAGGAAGAGCTGCGCGATCTGCATCAGCGCGAGGCGGGCCTCGGTGACACCTTGTTGATCACGCACATCCGCGCCGTCATCAGTGGTTCAGCCAACGAAACGGACCATCAACTGACGACGCCGGTGGCCAACGTGGTCGCGGCCACCAACCAGCTGCTGACGTTTGGGGGCATCACATGGTTATAGCGCGCTCGGCTGAGGAGTATCACCAGCAGCTGCGGGGGCTGTTGCCGGCGGGGCCGGCCTGGGATCCCGAGCTGGTCCCGGAGATCGAGCAGGTGTTGCAGGGGGTGGCCGTCGAGTTCGCCCGCCTTGATGGGCGGGCCGTGGACCTGCTGAATGAAATGGACGCCGCCGGCGTCAGCGAGCTGGTACCGGATTGGGAAGCGATCATGGGCTTGCCGGATCCGTGCCTGGGGCTGAACCCGGCATTTGAGGATCGGCGCTTGGCGGTGCGCCGGCGCCTGTTCGAGACCGGCGGGCAGAGCCCGGCCTACTTCATCGACATCGCCGTCAGCCAGGGCTATCCCGATGCCACGATCAGCGAACACCGCGCGCCGCGCTTTGGCGTTTCGCGTTTTGGCCGGGCGTTCTTTGGCACCTGGTCGGCGCAGTTTATGTGGACGCTCAACACCGGCCCGCGGCGGCGACTGGGCCGGCGGTTCGGCGCCAGTTTTTGGGGCGAGCGTTTTGGCACCAATCCCAGCGGTACGTTGGAATGCATCATTCGCCGGAGCGCCCCGGCGCATACGCTTGAATTTATTAATTATGGGGTGGATGAATAAATGGATTATCCGAACAGTGTGCCGAACGTCGGCCTGGTCGCCGGCAAATTTGTCGACGAAAACACCGCGACGGGGCAGGTCGGGTCGTTGATTCCGGCGGCCTGGGGCAGCGCCATCACCGACGAGGTGTTGAACGTGATTCTGGCGGCCAGCCTGGTGCCGGCCGAAGCGGACTTGACCCAGCTGCTGAAGGCGATCCGCGTCATCGGCCAGTCCGGCGCGGCCAGCTACGCCGTGGACACCGGCGCCGTGAATGCCTATGTGGTGGCCTTCGCCCCAACCTTCAGCAGCCGCGTCAATGGCCGCGTGCTGCGCTTCAAAGCGAAGACCACCAACACCGCGTCGTCGACGATCAACGACGGGTTGGGCCTGGCGAACTTGATCGGCCTGGCGGGCCTGGCGTTGCAGGGCGGTGAAGTGGCCGTCGACGGTATCTGCACCGTGTGCTGGAACAGTTCGTCATGGGGCGGCGCGGGCGCCTATGTGCTGCTGTCGTGTGATAGCGCGCCCCTGCAAGTGGCGCCCGCCCTCAAGAGCGGCCAGGCGGTCACGCTCGCCCAGTTGCAAAATCGCGGAGCGCAGTTGTTCTCGGCCAACAATAGCTTCACCGTGCCGGCCGGCATTACCTCGGTCCTGGTCACCCTGTGCGGCGGCGGGGGCGGTGGCGCCGCCTATTTCGACGTGTCCTCGGCCGGCGCTGGCGGTGGCGGGGGTGCCGCGGGCATTAAAGTGCCGGTGAGCGTGACGCCGGGCCAGGTGATCACGGTGACAGTCGGCGCCGCGGGGAGTGGTGGACAGGTGTCGGGTGCCAATGGCACGGCCGGCGGCGCGTCATCGTTTGGCGCGCTGGTCAGTGCCGCGGGCGGGGGCGGCGGCGTCTCGGCCGGTGTGGGCGGTTCCGCAGGCGCGGCCAGCGGCGCGGTCGTCGCGGGTGGGACTGGCCAGGCGTACAACCCGGCGGCCACGAGCAGTGAGCAGGGCGGTGCCGGCGGCGGTTCGGCCTTTGGGGCGGGGGGCTTTGGCAGCCTGCGCCTCGGCGCCGTTGCGGCCATGCCGGGCGGCGGTTACGGCACCGGCGGTGGCGGTGGCTGCCGCACGGTCGGCGCGTCGGGGAGTAAGGGGTTTGTTCTGGTGGAGTGGTTCCAATGAAAGTATTTGCGCAGGTCCAAGACGAGCGTTTGCACTGGCGGTTTGAGCAGGACGAGCTCCCCGAGTTCGCCCCTGACCTGGTGATCATCGAAATCACCGGCGTGGCGCCGTTGCCCGAGGAAGGTTGGGTGTTTGATGGTGAAGCCTTTGTGCCGCCACCGCCGCCGTCCCGCGAGGAGCTGATCGAGCGTGTTCAGGGGCGGGTGAGCGTCGAGCGCAAGCACGCCGATGAGGCGGTCGCGCCGCTGCAGGACGCCTTGGATATCGACGAGATCACCGCGGCGGAGCTGCTCGCGCTCAAGGCCTGGAAAAAGTACCGGGTCGAGCTGAATCGCATTCCCGACCAGCCGGGCTACCCCGACACCGTGGCCTGGCCCGTGGCGCCGGACGCCGCGTCGCTGCCTTAAACGCCCCGCGCTGTCGGGGCGTTTTTTTTATCGGACCACCGTCGATGTCGACCCGCCGCGCGCGGGTTTTTTATACCTGGAGCAAACGCATGGATTCGATTGAAAAAGACCGCGACATTTTTGCCCGCACCTTGTGGGGCGAGGCCCGTGGCGAAAGCCTGCTCGGCCAGATCGCCGTGGCCTGGACCATTTGCAACCGCGTGCACGACGGCAAGGACAAATCATGGTGGGGCGAAGGCTATGCCGGCGTATGCCAGAAGCCGTACCAGTTCAGCTGCTGGAACAAGAACGACCCGAACTACGCCTACTTGAGTGGGGCAAAGCCGATTCCATTCCGCGAGCTGGCTCAGGCGCGGATTGCCGCTGACAAAGTGATTGATGGAGCGGTGCCTGACCCAACCGGTGGCGCCACGCACTACTACGCGACCACCATGCCGAAGGCGCCGACTTGGGTGAAGGGTGCCAAGGAAACCTTGAGACTGGGTCATCACATCTTTTTCAAGGACGTGCCGTGACTGCGGGATCGTGGTGCTCCATCCCCCAAGTCTGGGGGATTCCCAATAAGGCAACATGAACCTGCCGGCCCGAAAAATCCGTCTTATCGCCGTGGCATTGGGCTTTACGCCAGACATTGCCTAGTGGCGTGGATATTGCTCTGGTGCTCGTACTCAAGCATTAAAGGATTAGAGCTATGTGGAAATATCCTCTTTTTCTTAGCGTCACATTGGGAATGTGGATTTTTGCAGCCGGGTCGGCTGTGAGCTTTGCAGTTTTTTACTTGATGTTGCGATGAGGGTAACGATCGGCAGAACGCCGGAGGTGGGATTTTTTGCGGGAAATTCTTCCCCAAAACGCAACCGTTTGGACCAATGTTTATTGGGTTCTAAAGAGTCGCAAAAGGTGTTGATTTTTGGGGGTTATTTGTAGCTCAAGGCCTTGATTATAAAGGCCTTGGGCGATTCCTATGCGGCATCCCAGGCTTTGACACCGCAAAATCATTCCGGAGTCAGGCATTTAGTCGGTTTTTGCACCGTTCCAGTGTTGAACAGCTACCTTTATTAGTGGAAGAAGCAATCCCCTCTGACCTTAAGGGCGAAAGTCATGATCTCCATTCTTGAGCTTCGCCACATCATTGAGTGTGGTTTTCTGCCCCTTTCCTGCTCCTGCACCGTAAACCCTGATGGCTCACTGATGATTAAGGTTTTTGATCCAGAATCAGGCCGGGTCGAGTTGTTGGTCACCGCAGTGTCGACATTGAAGCTGAATAGCGCCCGATCTATCGCACAGCTAATTGATGAGCTGCGAGGCGAAATGGCGGCCAGGAAAACATCATTTGCGTAATAGAGTTTTGAGTTTGATTAATTCTGCGCTTTGTGCAAGGTCGCTCTGGAGCGCTGTCGCGGTGTTGTGTTGGAAAATCGTTCGACAGAACGTCATAGATGGCTGGGCCAATTCTTGGGCCAATTTATCGGGGAAGGGCGGAGGGCTGCGGGGATTTCATGAGGTTGGGCCCTTGGATTCAAAGGCCAATCCCCCGTCTACCCCCATGTTGACGTCATAATTATATGTCGCGTCTACCTATGCGAAGGGCCTAAAACGACCCAAAGCAGCCCATCGCATGAGAAAGAAATCGGCCATTAACGGACGCTAGATGATGACCGCCTCGCACCCTGCTGCGCCAAGGTAACCCGAGGGTATTTCCTGGCTCCGTTAGATACGGGTTCAATTCGGTCACGGTTCAGCCGAACAGGCGTTAGGTTTGGAGATTCGCAAATCAGCCCGTTAGCCACGAACGGCGTGGGCTGCGAGTGAATTTCGCACGTTGTTTGTTGGCGCAACACGGGCAGACTGTGGCTCGGTCACAGTGGTCCGAACCATCGACTGTCCGCGAAGATGACGTCAAGGCGATCAACAGCAGCGGTGGCTGGGGCGAACAGGGAGGCTCGTTCATTTTCGACGGCCTGACGCTTCGCACGCCCCTCCCAATAACCGAACTGATGTTTGATCACATGAAACAATATTAAACCTTCGCCTGTAGCCATGTTTTACTTCTCGGGTGCTGAGGGTGAGCTCGCTCCAGTACGGCCTTCAAAACGGCCATAGAATAGGTAGTGCTGATAACCGTTCGAGAAGGCACCGCTGGAGACTGCGGCCTTTACATCAAGGTTCGACTGCAGATAATGAAGTTCATCAAAGTTTGCTGCGCTGACTTCGCCGTCTTGCCGTCCAAGAGCCTCACTATCAATCGGGAGACCTAGCGTGCTGCGACGTTGAAAATCATTGATGCGGTTGACAGCGTGGCGCTCCATCGGCCCATGGTCGGGTGCTGTAGAGTAAGAGTGGAGGCCATTTTGTGTACACCGATTGCACATGTCGACGCAATTTTGTTGAGTGGATTTAAGGTGTGTTAGCTGTTTGAGAGGCAATTCTAGATACTTTCCGACTTGGTACTCGGACTGATTGAAAATAGAACAGCAAAGAACAGCGTTTCCATTGCAGTCGAGTACCAGCATGTTCTCTTTTAGAGCGCATGCATGTTTTGGATAATGCTTGATTAAATTAATCAGGTCATCGTAGAGCGGTAATGCGAGTCTTTTAAGGGTTTCACGATCTGTTTCTGTGACGGATTGATCACGTTCGATTATGGCAAGGTTTTTTTCCAATGGCATCATCACCGAATAACCTGTAGTGAATGTGAAGCCTAGGCGCTCACTAAACTCTCGCATCAACCCCTCTTCTTCCAGATTGTCTAAATAGCGATGGTAGAAGACTTCGATAGATGTATTAAGATTGTATTTCTGCTTGATGTTATGCAGATTTATCATGTTTTGTTTGACGGCTTCGATGTTCCCTCCCACATGTCCTTTCTCGTAGGTTTTTTGATAAAAACCGGACAGCGAGATACGAAAGAACGAGGGCTCAGCTCTCAACGCTTGCTCCATGTTCTTGGCGATATTCAAGTTAGTGCTAATGCCGCTGGCCAAGCCTGCAGCGTTTATTGCCTGAATAAACTCGCCAATACGTGGGTGAACTAATGGTTCAGTCCAGTTGTAAAGATGAATAGAGTCTATATTTTCTTGTTGTGCTTTTCCAACTATTTTCCTGAATGTCTCGATCTGCATGGATTTTTTAAAGTTGTTATTTTCAGAGTTTCCCATTGGGCATGACGGGCAACTTAAATTACAAGCTCCAACTATATCAATAAACATATGCATTATAAGCGGCTCGTTTTTTTGGATGCGTTTTTTTACAATTGTTGTGGGTTTTTTAACGTGTTACATACAATCGGCTGGCCGTTCATATTTTTGTTGTCTATTTGACGGTAAAGAATACTCCTAGCAAATTTCGGGCCAAAGAGAAGGAATAAAGCAGCAGGTGATGGATAGAAATGATAATGAATAGATCGCCCATCAAACCGTCGATTTTATTGTCGCCGCGCCAACACTCAAGCGGACTCCTCAGCTGCTTGATACGACGACTAAGGGTATTTCATAAGTCCGCTTTTGGCCGATAGTCATCACTCGGGCGTCATCATCACCGCGAGCGTCATCTTGATGAACTCTTCGTTCTTGTCGATCGTTTGAAGGGCGCCACGGATATTGCCGCCGACCTCAGCCGCTCCGCGCTGCTCAATCCAAAGCGTGAGCTCCATGATGGCAGCCTCCAGGGCGAGCTGGTTTTCGTTGATCTTGAATAGCAGGGAAGGGAGCAGGTCTGAGTTTGGCATCGCGAATCCTCCTTGGAGGCTTCAGCGTAGCAGCTGTATTAGGAACTGACGAACGGTAGGCAGGACGCCGAAGAAGGGAATGAAGCTTGTACCAATTTTTGTACCACTGACCGTGTAAAGCAGGTTGAAACCGGGTATTCCAAAGTAAGGAAGTGCCCGGTTTCATTGGCCCTGAGTACTTTGCCTTACCCCTTTAGAATCGCGGTGTAATTCTGTTCCAGTGTCACAGAGCTT